GTGTGCTCTAAACTGCACACTGTGTGACCCCAAGGTTTGTCAGACCTTGGAGTCCTCACCTGTCTTTGCGACTGGCAAGTAGCGAAGAAGGGTGTCACCCCATCCAGGTTGAACGTGAGGATGAAGGACGGCTTGACAAACGTCCGGACTCACGAATCTTTGTGGAGGTGGTCGAGAGAGTACACTCTCGATCCGCTTCCTCGCTTGGATATTAGAGGAGAGCTTCGGGGATCGGCGCACTATCCAACGGATGGTGTGCTTGTTCCTGGAGCTTATTCTAGAGTTCTGAAGGACCGCACGGAGAAGGTCTTCCGGAGTGGATTTGCTACGAGGCTTGTTCAGCTTCGATCCACGAAGGAATTCCTTCACCGTAATGGGGCGTGGCAAGGGGGGTTGTTTCCCTTGGATAAGGATTTCAACCCTCCTAAATGCTTCCGCGGCAATGAGTAAGTCAGCAGAGGGTACCAGCCCTTCGCAAGACTCATTGTCGTGGACGTATTTTCGCGTTGCATCGGAAAGGAGCTTTGGCATTTTGCTGAGGGAAGACGAGTGCTTTGCAAGCCTCGTCAACCCACTGACGCTGAGTGCCTCAGTTCCATTTCCGTAATTCGCGACACGCCCTGGTCCTGCTCGCTTGGGTACCAGTCTGTGGTGGACTGGACGCCAGATGGATGCATATGGGAGCAATCTCATACCATCGGCGATAGCAAAGCGCGAACGAGAAGTTCCGGCGACGAAGTTAGTGGCTGTTAACGCACTGAGGTGCCCGTTCTCACGGGCCACCGCCTTGCGTCCACTGATTTCGACGAGCTTCTCGCAGAAAACTCCGTAGCTTCCGAAGAACGACTTGGAATGGTTGACAACCAGACCGAGCCGTTCGAGGATGCGGGTGTACCTTTCGGCCATTGGCTTCGGCCAAAAACCGATGAGGTCATCCCCGCATATACGGTAGGATTCCTTTCGCGCGCCTGCTGCCCAAGCGGCAAAGCCGTTGATTAGGCTCAGTATCGTCCAGGAAGGTCCTAAACCCATGTGGATCCCTTTGCCGGTGATCCCCATGGACGACTCCTTGGGCGAGAAGAGTTTCTCAATGACAGGCACATCGAACGGTCGTTTGAGCCGGGCACACAGTTTGAGACCTATGTGCCTGGCGAGACTATGATCGATGTAGTCGGTGGCCTTGGATAAGTCGGCACTATAGAGGCGGGAGCCTCTGCCTTCTGATTCCAAGACCACCTGTCTGCCATTAAGAGAATCTCTCGTGCACACGCACTTTCGGAGCGCCTTTAACCAGGCGCTTGTTACTACGCGTGCACACTGAACCTCTTCAGCGGGATGTAACGTTACGACTCTGATCCTACCCCCAGTTTCCACAATGGGGATGGGTCGTAACGGCTGAATCTGCGGGCCGGTAAGGTACATCCACTTAACCGCGCCGGGCGAGGGGAGCTTGCTGTCTTCCAGTGAGTCGGCCAACAGGTCAAAGGCGCTGAACACGTCTGGGACCTTGTAGGCCGGGAAGGCAGCGGGATCCACCCGCTCTGCCCAGGTTTCTTCCTGCAAAGCGAAGATACCGTCCGCAATTTCAGTGAGTTTATTCCGATAATTGGTTAGGAGCGCCGCGGCTGTTCCACCTTCCCTGACGGAGGAGGTGATGCATGCGGCACCTGATGGAATCGGAAGACTCGTTACATCAGAGTATTCGGCGAGGGGGAGCTGATCGATGTACTTGTCGATCACTGGGGAAAGGGATTTGTCCCATGTTTCCCCCTGCAGCCAGATACTCTCTGACTCTAGAATAGCGGTGAGCTGCTGTTCTTGGCTCATTTTCCAGACGACTGAACGGGCCACTGTCGAGGCTAGGAAGGCATTCCGAACCCTTTTATGTGGTACCCGACGTCTGGTTAACGCCCAAGAACGGCACTTGTGAGCAAACTCTTTGAGGGGCCTCGGTCCCTCATTGATGCAGCGCGCGACGAATCCTACGAATTGGTCGAACAGCTTGGTGTTTCGGAGCCCCTTATCAGTGGGGGTTCCGTACCTCAAACACCAGGCCGTTTTGATCGACCAGTAGTGATCGCGAACCGTGCTAAGTTGCTCCAGCAGCTTGCCGCCTCCTCTTCTCTCAGCCTCCCCTATACGGTGGAGAAACCTGAGAGGCCGCGCTTGGTGATGTCCGTTCTTGGACATTATTTTTAAGACACGTTTCAGCTGCCCGAACGAATTTGGTATTCGTCCAGGTAGCCGTGCGTGCCGCGCGGGGGCTACTGG